CAACCGCATCTCCAGTAAAGGTTCGGGCAAGAGGAGTAGCACCAAGTGCTGCGGCGTCCCGAGTCGCATTTGCCTGAAGAAACTGTGTCCATGATTCGGCTGCCTGATTCAGACCTTGACTTACCGCGGATCCGATCGATCCACCATTCTGAAGAGCAAGCTCAGCGGCAGCACCAATACGACCAAGATCAACGTTGGCATATTCTACACCATCGTTGAATGATAGGGCTTGTGGAAGGTAAAGAGTCGCGACTGATCCTGGAATTTCTCTGAATCCATTGATTCGTCTTGAGAATGCCGAGGTTGCAGATCGGATATCAAATAGACTACTTTCCTCTGCGAGTTGTTGAGCGGCAGATTCCATTTCACGATCGGCTCGAGCTCTTGGAAGAGATGGCGTAGTTCTTTGCGGTACTCTATTGATTACCTGAAATGCGACAGTACCCGAATATCGATCGGTTTCGTTAATCGGGAATTGGTAACGTTCTGCCATTATTGTTCTCTATAAATAAGATGAATAGTTCCCAATTATTTATAGGCTTTTATGGCGTATTCTGGAAAGTATAGAGTAAAGAACCGAGATAAGTACCAAGGTGATCCCGACAATATTGTGTTTAGATCATTGTGGGAAAAGAACGCTTTCCGGTGGGCAGATTCGAACCCACAGGTCGTAAAGTGGTCTTCAGAAGAGGTTGTTGTTCCATATCTCTTCGAAGCCGATAAGAGAGTTCATCGATACTTTGTCGACATGAAAATCCGGTACAAAGATGGAAGAACCGTCTTGGTCGAAATCAAGCCCCATAAAGAGACCTCCAAACCAAAATATCCCGGTAGGCGCACAAAACGTTATCTCGAAGAGTCGATGACGTTTGTAAAGAACTCGAATAAGTGGAAGGCCGCAGATAAGTATGCGAAAGAGCGAGGATGGAAGTTCGAGATCTGGACAGAAAAAACCCTCGACAAGATGGGTATCCTGCCGAAGGCTAATAAGAAACTGAAACCGTTACCGAAGCTTAAATCGAAAAAATCTTAACCTTCGTAATACCATTCATAGTCATATTCGTCTAGAACACGATCATAACGGAAAGGAAATTCGATTTTGAGTTCCTCTTTACACTGATCGCAAGTTTCTTTCGTATCAAAAACCAACCAGGGATTGTAAGAAGCTCCGACATTATGATCTTTCAGTGAAAATGGATATCCCTTGTCCGGAACAATCCAGTTCAAATCGTCACTCCTGTCAAACCAATCATCAAAGTTTTCGCGACGATACAATTCCTTATCTGAAATTAGTTCAAGAAGAGTGAAATCATACCCATCATTGGTATAGTATCTTTCGCCAATTACAAGATCATTGATGTCTGTGATTGCCAGAGCGCGGTACTTCTGGAAGATTTCTTCGTCGTAAATCATTGTCATTGGTGATCCTTTCTGAAAGTAGAGTTGGGTGACCCCATTTGCGGGTCAAAGGGAACGACTCGGTCTCCAGACTCTCGCGAGCTGAAGACAAGCCAACGATCTCCTCGTCGTTGGAGTGAGACCCGGTTTCCGGCATCCCACTCCTCCTGGACGAGATCTCGAGCTTTTTGCTCATCGTTCGTGGTAAGAAGAATTCTCATGATGTCCTCTTCACTGCAGGAACGAGAGGTTCGCGAAGAGCCCGCGGATGAAAGTTCCCGACTTCCGAGCGTGATGATACAGCGCCTTGCGGGCTCCAAACTTAGGAAGCTGGTCGAAGGGAAGCTGTACCCGGTAGACCTCTCCATCGAGAGTGCCGTAGCAGTACGAAACATCCCAGAACGGGAAACCGGGATCCGAGATCAGACGAAACCGGAAGATGTAGAGACCAGGCGTGGCCCAGTCGATCCACTTGCCGTTCCACTGACCCATCGTCTCTTTGTCGAGCGAGTTGAGCGGGTTGATTTCGGTATGTGTTTGCATGATCTTTCCTTTCATCGTTATAGATAATATAACACATCTTGGAACAAAAGTAAACAGCAAAATGACAGTTTATGCACCAAAACCACCAACTTTGTTCATCCATATCCCGAAGACGGGAGGTGTGTCTATTGGAAGATGGATGGTTGCCAATGCCAAAGGAAAGCACATCAAATCTGGAGGACAGCATCCAAAACATCAGACACCCACGACAAGATCTCTCAAAAAGAGATATCCGAACGTGTTCAAGTTCTGTGTTGTACGAAATCCATGGGAAAGGCTTGTTTCTCTTCATTCATACTATCTCCGAAAAGATCATAAGAAGTACTCTCATTTCAAGACCTTCGAAGATTTTGTGATGAACTCAGATCTTGGATTTGGAAAGGTACCTCAATTTAGGTGGGCTAAACATTGTGAGCTTGTTCTTCGCCTCGAGAACATCGAAGAGGATTTCAAACAGATTCAAGAAAGGCTGAACTCAGATGAACCTCTTCCACATGAGAATCGATCAGAACATACCCACTACACTGATTACTATACACCTGAGATGCTTGATAAGGTCGCATCAATAATTGAAATTGATGCAAAAGCCTATAAATACGAATATGGTAGATAAGTCGCTCATAAAGCCCGTTGGTCTTAAGACCGAAAACATCTTTTCTCAAATGGAGAGAGAAGCTTTTCGGGCTGGGATTACACCGAAAACGAAAGAATCGATGGATTGGTTTCGAAAGCGAGCCCATCAGATTCGCCGCTTGAATCGTAACAATCTTATGAAGGACGAACAACTCACGCTTCGTAATCGACAAGCGATGGGTCGGATGTATTTCTGGTTTTATGATCCTAAGCATAAAGAAACTCTTCCATACTATGACTCATTTCCACTTGGTATTATCGTAGGTCCAGCAAAGGGCGGATTTCATGCCTTAAACCTTCATTACCTACCACCCCTTATTCGCGCTCGGTTCCTTGATGAGCTTATGGATATTACGACAAATACTCAGATGGCTGAGAACAAGAGATTCAAGCTCACGTACGGGCTCCTGAAGGGTGCAACAAAGTACAAGGAATTCAAACCTTGTTTCAAGCATTACCTTACGAAACACGTCAGATCTCGATTTGCTATGATCGGAGCTGATGAATGGGAGATCGCAGCATTTCTACCGGCAGCAGATTGGCAGAAGAAGTCTGCCTCTCAGGTTTACAGAGAGTCGAGAAGACAGATATGAAGACGTTCAACCAATTTATCACCGAACTTTCAGCAGATACTTTGAAAGCCTATTCTAAAAAGGCAAGTAGACAAATGAGAAGTAATGCTAAGAAGACTTCTATGGATAATCCACGAATGGCTAAAGGTAAAGCCTATTGGAAAGCTAAAAGGATTACTCAAAAAAGGGCTGATGGTCTTGTAATGGCTAAGGATCAACTTAAAAAGAAGTAATGACCTATTCACTAGAACAAATAAAAGGCGAGATTTCAGCTGGTGGTGGTGTTGCGCACGCAAACCTTCATCGGGTTATTCTTCCAGTCATTCCTTCGATCTTTCTTAACCTGACTGGTATTGATGTCGCCACCCCACAGGCTTTGAATGTCCTTTGTAAGAACGTGAATATGCCAGGACGACAGCTTCTGACTTCTGAAAGAACGATCGGGGTCGTTACTCAAAAGGTCGCATATGGTGAGGCGAACGAAGATGTGAACCTTACCTTCGTTGGTCTTAACAACTACAATGTTCGAAAGTACTTCGAAGACTGGATGTTCTATGCCATGAACCCAGACACTTACGAAGTTCGATACAAGAACGAATACTCTCGGAATGTGACTATTCAACAGCTCGATAAGTTTCATCGGGTCGTCTATTCGGTTACTCTTGAAGACGCATTCCCAACTCAACTTCTCAACATCGACTTCTCAGATGAAAATGCAAATCCTGTCGATGTTGGTATCACCCTCTCCTATACTCGTTGGAGAAGAAACAATTTTGTCACTGACGTAATATCAACTGAGGCTCAGAAGTTCTTAGAAGACTTCTTCCTTGCCGGCTAATGAGGTAAATTATGGCTCTTCCAAAGCTGAATGACACACCAAAATATGAGGCGGTAATCCCGTCAACCCAACAAAAGGTCAAGTTTCGACCTTATCTCGTGAAGGAAGAGAAGGTTCTTCTTCTTGCGATGGAATCACAGGACAATAAGCAGGCACTTGATGCTGTCGCTGATACTGTGGTCTCTTGTATCCATGATGATATTGATCCGACCAAGCTCACGACATTTGATGTCGAGTATCTCTTCCTGAAGATTCGATCAAAATCGGTCGGAGAGAAGTCATTCCTTAAGACCGCATGTCAGACTTGTGGTCAAGAAATCGACTTCGAAGTGGACATTGAAGACGTCGAGATCCCAGTCAAGAAACCAAAGTCCAAGATTCAACTCACGGACAATATTTCACTGAAGATGAGATGGCCATCATATCGTGGTGTTACCAACAACCCTGCGATCGCGAAAGCCACCTCGCCAACCGATCAGGCCTTTCTTATCGTTGCTGAATGTATCGAGGCGATTCAGACTGAAGATGAGAATTTCCTTGTCAAGGACGTCGAGCATGAAGAGCTCATGGAGTTTCTCGATTCGCTCACGTCCGAGCAGTATGGAAAGATCACGAAATTCGTGGAAGAGATGCCTCGTCTCGCCCATGAAATCGAAGTAGTTTGTCCTGAAGGACATGAAAACAAACTTAAACTCGAGGGCATCTCAGATTTTTTTTAATGGCTCTTTCTCATGAGACGTTGGTGAACTATTACCGTACCAACTTTCAATTAATGCAACATCATCACTACTCCCTTACTGAGTTAGAAATGATGTTACCATGGGAAAGAGAGATTTACGTCGCGATGTTGATGGAATTTATCAAAGAAGAAAACCTCAGAATGGAAGCAGAAAAAGCTAAGAATCGATAACGGCAGAAGCAACACTTTCAGATGTAATCGCTGAACTTCAGCGAAACCGAGACGCGGATGAGAATACCACCACCGCGATCGAGGATCTTCATAATGTGATGGTAAATCTCGTTGACAATCTCGATGCGAAAAGCGATCGAGACCGACTAAATGACGCTGAAGCGCGGAAAGAAAGAAAATCACGCCCTAAGAAAAGCTCTGGATCAAATCCAATGAGCGATCTTATGGGTGCTCTTTCTACCGCATCGCTTGGTTCTGTTTTTGGTGGTTCGTTTGCTGGTATTACAATTGGTTCGATCATTACTCGAATGACGAAGTATATCTTTCGACCATTAAAATTGATTGCTAAACTTGTTATGCGCGGTAGTCCAATTATCGCTACATTGGCTCTTCTTTATGCCTCATTGAAGGATATCGGTGAGAACGAAGCCTTTATTTCGGCAGTACAAGGACTCAAGGAGGTCTGGAATGAAAAATTCATGCCAGCTCTTGACAAAATTGCATCACTTATCGGTGGTGTTGATATGAGCGCGACTGAAGCCGTCGCTGCATCTCTTGCATGGGCAAAAGATTATTGGAACAATTCATTTGTTCCTGGAATGGAGAATTTGGTCACCGCTCTCGTAGAAAATCTCGTTATCGATATAAGTCAATTTAGTGATATACTCGGCATGTTCTCAGACGGAAAGTGGGTTCAGGGAATTTTAGCCTCTGCCGATCTTATCGCAGATATGTTTGTAAGATTTTTGGTAGATATCGGTTATTGGGTTCGAGATCTTATTCCAGGTGTAGATAGATTTGCCACTTGGCTTGAAGAAGGGCTTGCGCCTATTGTTCACTTCTTTGAATATACACTACCTGGAAAATTTAGAGACGCCTGGACCGCCGCGGGTGATTGGTTTAATGACAAAATTGAAAACGTCTCAGACTTCTTTGGTAATATCGGAGATCGAATCGGAAATTCTCTTGATAGATTCCGTATTCGATTTATCGAATTCAGCAATCTCATTACGAATATCCCAGACAAGTTAATCTCATTCATCACGGGTCTTCTTAGCTTCGAGCTTCCAAAGATCTCCATTGAAAGAGAACTGTTCGGTAAGAAGTTCAGTATCGACCTTTTCCAAGGCGGAAAGCTCTTTGGTTCTATGGATGATATAAACAAACGAGCCATGGCAAGAATCACGGCTCGCGATGAAGAGGCGAATTTGAGTATTGCTCGTCTTGAAAGAAATATTGCAGATCGCCTAGAACAGGGAAATGCTACTATTCGTGAGGGTGAAAGACAACAACAGTCGGTTATCATCGCTCCAAATACGAATACTCAAACGAGTATTCAAGAGAACCTCAACAACTTTACGTCGTATCCTTCACCAGTTCACGAATTTGGTCCGCTTTAAGTTTGGGTGCCGATTGTTCGGCGCTCGATATCATCATGGTTGAATTCGGCCCAGTAGAGTTCAAAGGCAACTCCATCCTCTAGACCTTCAAATTGATGATAGAGACCAGGCTTGACTTGCATAAAGTCGCCTTCTTTGAGGATGGTCTCATCAACAAGACCATCTTGATCTTTGTCTTGCCATACTCGAACAAGCATCATTCCAGATTCGACAAAGAAACCATTCCACTTATATTTGTGGAGATGCTCGGAGCATTTGAATCCGGCCATATATTCGATTCGATGGAATTCAAAGACTCCATTTGCATGGATCAGTTCGGTCTGACCCCAGACTTTTCCGGCTTTTGTCGTCATAGTTCATTACCTCGTTCAATTTCGACTGGTTCACCCTTTTCCCAATTTTCTCCAATAAACAATATGCATTTCTTGTCATCGTTTTCGTAGACATACACCCATTTGCCTTTGTCAAACGAAGTCCAAAGTTCAAAATGATGTGGATTTGCGTCCATTTCGAGAATAACGAGGGGCTGAACGCCGTGTTCATCAATTAGATATTCGTGCACCGCATTTTTATCCTCATTACACCAGCCAGGATCGACACTAAATGTGGCCTGAGAATAAACGGGTGATGCGAGGAGAAAGAGTAGAAGGGTTATTGCGTATCTCATAATGAATGAGGGCGGAGTGAACCGCCCTCCCTCTGGATTAGTCGTCTTCTTCAGCGAGCTGATTGAAGTACGATAGGTTGTCATCATCATCGTCATCATCAAGGGATTCGACCGGATCTTTGGTCTTTCTATCCTTTGGCTCTTCCGATTTCTCCTCGCGAGGATCTTCAGTTTCATCTTCATCATCAGTCGAGGAAGAATTGTCTTCGTTGAGTTGAAGGACCCGAACAAGCTTCGCCTTGAGTTCACCATACGACTTGTAATTCGCTGGATCGAGGAATTCCTGAAGATCATACGTCTTGTTGTAGATTTCTTCGAGCTTGTCATCGTCTCCGCCGAGGAACTCGGACTGAGGAGAGAATTCCGACTTGTCGTAGTTGCGATAGCCTTCGACTTTACGGATCTTGAGCTTGAAGTTTGCTCCTTCCCAGAAGTCGAATGGGTTGATTGGATCTTCATCATCGAATTCGGGCTGCATAGAATCCTTGATTTTATCGAAGATTTTCTTACCGAACTTGTAGAGGAAAACTTTGCCTTCGTTATCCGGATTACCTGGATCTTCGACGACATAGATGTTCGCGACGTAGTGGAGACGACGCTTTTGCTTTCTGACCTGGTCTTTTGCGTCTTCAGTGCCGATCTCGTTCCAAAGCTTGGAATTGTACTCGCCAACTGGGTCTTCCTTACCGATTGATGTAAGAGACTTCTCAATGTACCACATTCCGGTCGGACCTTGGAAACCGTGATCCCAATACTGGATCCATGGCACATCGTTACCTTCCGGTGCTGGAAGGAACCGAATTACGGCGTAACCGTTGCCTACTTTATCTACTGTGGGGGACCAGAATCGATCGTCATTAAAGTTCTTCTTTCCGCCGCTTACTTTTTCTGCTTCTGCGGCAAGGGCCGAAACCTTTTGACGATTCTTCTTTAGTTTGGAAAATGACATATTCGTATACCTGTATGTGTTTGTGTGTTTGTGTGTTTATATGCGTCATCGAAATGACACACTTATTTATACACTCAGATTGGAAGCCGACCCGTTTTTGGTAAAAAATTTAGTGATTGGGCTTCAGCTTCGATCTTTTCTTTGATCAGCTTCGAAAGAAACTTCTTCACGTCAGAAGGATCAAGATTTTTCTCTTCACAGACGTGGACAACTGCTTCGATATAAGAGAGACCGGTATCTTTTACGGTATTCTCTACATCCTTTGAAAATTTTGCTTTTGTGATAAAGTCATTGCTCATATTTTGAATTTGTGTCCGCATTCAGGACACTTACACTCCTGTTTGGTTTGTTCTCTCAATTCTTTTACGATTTTCTTCAGCGATTTTGCCTCTTTGGCAAAAGACTTCAAGGCTGATTTATTTCGTTCAGCCTTGGGCTTTTCGTATTCTTTCTTGATCTTGTTGATAAGTTTTTCGAGCTTATCTTCAAATACGCTCAAAAATCCGGTAACCTTTTTAGACATCATTCAACCCTTAGAATAATACAATCCTTGTTGATTCTACCGTTTGGAATACTCGTCTTGGTCGTAAGAGCATCCCATTCTTTTCGGATTTGGGTAGGGGTTTTCTTCAGAACCATTGGAAGAAACTCATCTGGCTTTCGAAGCGTCGTTTCTCTTGAATTGTCAAGGTCTACGTTCTTGAGGGTCGAACCCGAAACCTCGAATCCAGGACCATTAGCATATGACACATATTCAAAGAGATGACGATTCTTGGTATTGAATACCCACAACTTATGAGAGCCAATGATATTTACGGCGTTCACTGATGTGAGTTTGTATTCTGCTGAAGTTGCAAGATACTTGAGATTCTTGACTTGCTTGTCGGCAGTTTTTGGTTTGGCGACTTTCGTCTTTCGAGTCGCTTTCTTCGAGAACATGTAACGTTCAGCATCTGATACGATTTGGCCAAGAAAGGCGAGATATCGCTTCCGCTGGGTCTTGTTCATATGAGAATACGCCTCGTCCAGATCCTTTGGATTCTTCTCGACGAGCTCAGAAATCTCCTCTTGAACGGGAAGATAATAGTCGTACACCGCTTTGGCCATATTGTATGGAGCATTTGCGATGGTGAGCTCATTGAATACAGAATAATCCATATGAAGATCATGCTGACCTTTGGAGTATCCGGAAATATGATAGGCGTCAATTACTTCTTCGACACAACCAATGAACTCTTCAGTCCGTTCAGCGATGATATCAGCTGGCGATCTCTTTTTTGGTTGTGGTTTCTTTGCCTCTTCCTTATCGATCACCATTTGGCGCTTTCCGGCTTTATGAAGATCGGCGAAATACGTATTTATCCGATCACCAATAGACTCGGCCCAAACCGAAGGAAGGTCAAATCCAAGACGTTGCCATTGAATGGTTGAAGCAATATAATATGGATATGTGAAGTGCCATTCGGGGGCCTTCATCATTTCCGATGCCTTCTTTTTCGGAAAAAGCTTCTTCACTTCTTCCTTGATAATCTTGGCGGTCTCTTTCTTGTCGATTTCGTTCCGAGCATAATCTTTGAAGTTCTTGAACGAATCGGTCGGAGCAGCAGCATATGTAGTCTGCGCTCTACGAGAAAATACCTTTGGTTTCTTTTTACGTGCCATGAATTGTCCCTTTCTGAACAGATAAGGTCATTATATCACTTCTTGAATGTGTCGTAAACCGACTGTTCAACAGCAGACATGCCGACAAATCGATCGACCCGGAAAGATCTCCATGCTTCGGCCTCGAGGTCGTAATAATGAACCACGTATGGGTTATGCTTACGACGACGGCGCTTGCCTTCGTCGATTTCCTTCTGAATCTCTTCAAATGTCATCGACACCTCTGGAAGAAAATCAGCATGAAGGGTTGCTGTGGCAGTACGAAGATCTCCATTTGCCTTTTCGTACTTGACCTCATACACCCAACTTCTCAAATCTTCGGTGATGTCAAGCCGCTTTTCGTTTGCTTCGAGTTCATTCATAGTATATTCCCATTGC